GGACAATTGAACAAGGCACTATCCCAATGGTGCAGGGCACTAATACTTACGATCTTCCTACGGACACAATTGATTTACTTGAGCATCAGATTCGAACTAATCAAGGTCAACAGAATAACCAGACGGATATCACCATCAGCCGCATCAGTATATCTACCTACTCTACAATCCCTAATAAACTAGCGCAGGGCAGACCAATCCAAGTTTGGATTAATAGACAAAGTGGCGCGGCATATCCTACAGGTAATACCCCAGATAGAAACCCTCAGATAACTGTTTGGCCTACGCCAGACCAATCTAATTACTATAATTTTGTTTATTGGAGATTACGCCGTATTCAAGACGCTGGTAATGCGGTTAATACACAAGATATTCCGTTTCGTTGGTTACCTGTTATGGTTGCTGGGCTTGCTTATTATCTATCTATTAAAGTACCTAATATAGATCCTAATCGTGTTATGGGATTAAAAGCAGATTATGAACAACAGTTCCAGTTTGCATCTGAAGAAGATAGAGAAAAAGCACCAATTAGGTTTATACCAAGACAAACATATGTTGGCGGTAGATAATGACTACGATGTTCACATCTGGTAAGTTTGCAATTGCTGAATGTGATCGTTGTTCATTTCGGTATAAGTTGATATTATTAAAAAAGTTAGTAATTAAAGGTAAGATAACTGCTATTAAAGTTTGTCCTGAGTGCTGGGAAGCTGATCAGCCACAATTGCATTTAGGAGAAACGCCAGTTAATGACCCACAGGCTGTACGTGAACCAAGAAGAGATAATAGCTATTATCAGTCAGGCTATGATGTTGGCGGGTTTCCTAGTGGAGGTAGTAGGCAGATACAATGGGGCTGGAATCCGGTTGGGATGAAATATGATTTTAATCAAACACCAAATGCGTTAAAATCAGTATGTGTTACTAATAGTGTAACTGTTAATTAAGGAGCTAAAAATGGCTAAGATGGAAAATAGTAAAGAAGACATGAAACAGGATAAAGCAATTGTTAAGAAGGCACTTAAGATGCATGATAAACAAGAGCATAAAGGCGGTAAAGGAACTGACTTGTCAAAGTTAAAAAAAGGTGGCAAAGTTAAGAAAATGGCTGCCGGTGGTAAAACTAATGACGACATGAAATCAATGGGTCGCAACATGGCTAAATTAAAAGCGAATGGTAAATAATCATGGCTAAATTTTCTGAAAAATTAAAAGGTAAAGAAGTTGGCAATGCTGATGTTTATGCAGAGCCACATACTCCTAAAGGCACTGATTTAAATACTAAAGATTTAGGCGCTGGCGCGTTTGATTATTCTGATGTAAAAACAGATGGCGTTGCTCAACGTGGTAAAGGCTGCGCAGTTAAAGGATTTACTTCTAGAGGCCCATTAGCCTAATGAATTACACTACACTATTCAATACTATCAAAACGTATTGTGAAAATGAATTTCCAAGCACTACCTTTACTGGTACGGATGGTGTAACAACTGTAACTACGCTAAGCAACACTCAAGTTAATACATTTATTCAGCAAGCAGAAACACGAATATATAATGCGGTTAATATTCCAACACTAAGAAAAAATGTAACTGGAAGTTTAGCTGCAAATAATCCATATCTATCCTTACCAACAGATTGGTTGTCTGCGTACTCTGTTGCAGTAATTGACGGATCTGGAAACTATAGTTATATTTTAAACAAAGATGTAAGTTATATTAGAGAAGCATACCCAGGACCTAACTCTGTTGGACTACCTAAGTATTACGCGCTATTTGGTACTCAGTTAAGTAATAACTATGCCATGTCTTATATTCTTGGCCCAACACCAGATCAAAACTACGGCGTAGAGATGCATTACTTTTATTACCCACCATCAATCGTTACTGCTGGACAATCTTGGTTAGGTGATAATTATGACCCAGTTTTATTGTATGGGGCATTACTAGAAGCAACTATATATATGAAGGCAGAAGCCGAGATTGCTACGATGTATAAATTAAAATATGACGAAGCGCTAGGCGAGTTACGTAGATTATGTGACGCATTAGAACGTGGTGATTCCTACCGAGATGGGCAGTTAAAACTAAACGCAGCTCCTAAAGGTGGTGTCATATGATAAGCCAAGGTCAATGCACAATTTTTAAAAAGAATTTATTAAACGGCCTGGAGAACTTCACAAGTGGAACTTATAAAATTGCACTATACACATCTTTTGCTAATTTGGACGCTTCAACTCTTGCTTATACTACTTCCGGTGAAGTTACTGGATCTGGCTACACAGCAGGAGGAAAAACCTTAACTAACATAGTTCCGGCGAGTGGTGATGGAGCAGCGTATGTGTCTTTTCAAAATGTTACTTGGACTGGCTCTAGCTTTACTGCGAGGGCAGCATTAATTTATAATAGCATTACAAACGCAGCAGTATGCGTATTAGATTTTGGATCAGATAAAACATCAAGTAATTTTACAGTTACATTCCCGGTAGCCACACCAACAACAGCAGTTATCATTCTTAATTAGGAGTCAATATGACAAACGAAATCACAGGTAGCGGAGATAACGCTATTATTACATTACAAGCAAACGCATCTGTTCCTGAAGGCATGGAAATTGGTGGTTATTACCACGTTATTCACCGTGATAAAGATGGTAACATTAAATCAGAAGAAACTTTTCCTAACTTAGTAGTTGCAGTTGGTAAACAGTTAATGCTTGACTCTTTCTTAAAGGGTTCTAGTTATAGTGTTGTTGGTCCGTATTTAGGTTTAATTGGTAACTCAACTACATTTGCTGCCGCAGACAGCATGACTTCTAAGACATGGACAGAATTTACTAACTATACAGTCGGTGGTTCAGCAGTTCGTGGTACAGCAGCATTTGGTTCTGCGACATCATCAGGAACTACCCCAAACAACGTAACAACTTCTACGGCTACTTCCATTACTTATACGATTACAGGTGCTGGCGGTACGGTTTATGGTTGTTTCTTAGTAACTGGATCAGGTGCAGTAAACACACAAAGTTCAACAGCAGGTACATTATATTCAGAAGGTAACTTTGCAGTAGCCAAAGCCGTTACAGCAGGTGATACAGTTGCGGTTGTTTATAATACTACTTCAACCTCGTAACAAGGGCGTACAATGCCGTTTACCACAGCAAACCGTGTACAAGAAACAACTAGTACAGCAGGTACAGGAACAGTTACGCTTAATGGAGCATTAGCAGGGTTTCGTACTTTTAATACTGATATTGGTGTAGGAAATACAACTTCCTATGTTATCTTTGACCCAACTGCAAACGTATGGGAAGCAGGCATTGGTACGGTATTAACTTCTAACACATTTGGTAGAACACAAGTATTATCTAACTCATCTGGCACAACAGCACTAATTAGTTTTGCGGGAAACACATCAAACATATGGTGTGATTATTTAGCCGAGAGATCAGTAACACAGTTTGATGTAGGCACAAACGCAAATCAAATCCCACTTAATCAATACTTAGGTAGGATGGCGTACCAAGACTACGCTAACGCACTTCAACAGAACATACTGATTGATACAAACACAACTGCTGTAGAGCCGACTTTGATGTTGGACTTCGCTAACGCTAAGACATTAGATTCAAGGGTTACATTTACAAGAAGTACAACTGCAACTTACTACGATGGTAAGACAAGTGCAATTGCTGAACAGAATTTGTTTTTACAAAGTCAAACTTTTGACAATGCTAGTTGGAGCAAATCAAATACAACAGTCACAGCAGATGCTACAACTGCTCCTGATGGTACAACAACAGCAGATTCAGTTATTCCAACTGCTGTTACTCAAGGTCATCGTGTTTTACAGACAGTTACTGTGGCAGGAACATGGGCATTTTCGTATTATGTAAAAGCAAATGGATACTCAAAAATTGGAATGTGGGATTCTACAGTTTCAGGTGCTTATGCGGCCTTTAATCTAAGCACAGGAACAGTATTAGATTCGGGTGCAGGTGCTTCATCGGTTACAATTACAGCGTTAGCAAACAGTTGGTACAGAGTTTCATTTGTAGCTACATCTTCAGGAACAATCGCTTTTTCAATTAATGTACTAGACCCTGCTTACACAACAGGTAGCATAAATAATTCTTGGTTACCTGATGGTACAAGTGGTGTTTATCTTTGGGGAGCTCAACTAGAACAACGCCCCTCAGCAACTGCCTACAATGCAACCACAACAACAGTGTTAACAAACTACATACCTCAGTTACTATCTGCACCAATCAACACACCACGCTTTGATTACAACCCAACAACATTCGAGCCATTAGGGTTATTGATTGAACAGAGTTCTACGAATATTGCTTTATATAGTAATAGTGTAAGTGGCACAGGATGGTCATCTAATGGTGGTACAGTAATTCAAAATTATGCAATTGCCCCTGATGGTTCTCAAACTGCATCTTATTTTTATGGGACTGTCAATCCACAGAGATACCAAACTACTACAGTAACAGCAAGTACAACTTATACAAGTAGTGTTTATTATAAAACCATGAGTGCTGTGTCTGGCTCTATTTTAACAATTGGAACTGATACTGTTGCTTCAAGTGCTTGTACTGCAAGATTCGATTTAAATACAAATACATTAATATTTTCAGGTTCATCTGTAATTGGGACAGCTATTACTGCTGTAGGTAATGGTTGGTATAGAGCTTCTGTAACATACACAATTACTGCAATTACATCTATTGCAAATATTGTGTACATAGTTAATCCAAGTGGTTATGTTCAAGTATTAATATGGGGTGCTCAACTAGAAGCATTAGCCTTCCCAACATCTTACATTGCTACAACAAGTGCTCAAGTAACAAGAGGTGCTGATAGTGCTTCAATGACAGGAACAAACTTCTCATCTTGGTATAACCAAGGACAAGGCACAATGTTTGCTGATTTTACAATTAGTTCTCGCAACGATTCACCACCATATCGAGGGGTTTATTCTTTAGCTGTTGCAAATTGCAGACTTGATGTATTAAAAACTACGTCTGGCATACCACCTAATGCTACAAGGTCAATTGCAGTCGGAAGAAATAAAGAAGTTGCGGCATATAGTAGCGCAAATCAAACAATTACTGAATATATCAATGGGGTAAATACAGCAACATTAAGCCCCGTAGCAGCAATTAACAATACTGCTTCTTCACTAGCAATTGGTAGAGATGATGCTTTTAGCCCACTATCAGGAACTATTAGTAAACTAGTCTATTACCCCAAAGCACTTTCATCTGCTGAACTTCAAGAAATGACGAGTTAATCATGCCACTAATAAAACTTCTCGGTTCTGCCCCTAATCAAGTAAGCACCAATCGTAACTTTGGTACGATGGCATGGCAAGATGCTAGTGGGGTAAAACTCACAGGCGATGCAGTAATTAATACGCTTACAGTAGGCTTAGGTAGTGGTTCAGTAGCAACAAATACTGCAACAGGATATCAAGCGTTATTGGCAAACACAACAGGTTCAAACAATACTTCTTATGGGTATCAAGCGTTAAATAAAAATACAACAGCATCTAGTATAACTGCCATAGGTTCTCAGGCATTATATTCAAATACAACAGGGATAAATAATACAGCAGTAGGTTATCAAGCGTTATATGCGAATACCACGGGAACTGTTAATGAAGCATTTGGTTTTAAATCTTTAAACTCAAATCTAGCGGGAAGTGGGAACTCTGCATATGGTCAATTTTCGTTATTTACAAATCAATCAGGCAATAACAACACAGGTATTGGTCAGTATGCGCTAAGTTTAAATACTTCAGGTTCAAATAATACCGCTGTAGGTCAAGGCACGTTAAACGGAACAACTGGAAACAACAACACAGCACTAGGTTTTCAATCAGGGTTTATAAATACAACAGGGGTATCATTAGTTGCTATTGGCTATCAAGCTTTGTACAACAACACAACAGCATCAAACAATGTGGCTGTTGGTTATCGTGCAGGATATTCCAATACAACTGGCACATCTGTTGTATTTTTAGGGTATGGTTCAGGCACTCAAAATACAACAGGTTCAGATAATATTGGTATTGGTACGCAAGCATATGCAGGTGCTAGTGCGGTTTCGGCAACAGGAAATTCTAATATTGCAGTTGGTAGTTATACACTTAATTTAAACACCTCTGGTGGAGCAAACGTTGCACTTGGCGGTAATGCATTAGCAAATAGCACAACGGGCAATAATAATATTGGTGTAGGATATCAAGCATTAAATGTTAGTACGACAGGAAGTAACAATACTGCTATTGGTCATCAAGCTGGAAGCACAATTACTACTGGTGGTAACAACATTCTTATTGGGTATCAAGCAACACCATCAGCAATTACAGTCAATAACGAAATAACTATTGGTAACTCAGCAAATACAGTTATTCGTTATCCTCATTCTTACTCAACAGTAGCAAGTTTACCAAGTGCATCAACAGTAGGTCGTGGCTCAAGAACATTTGTTACTGACGCTTCTTTACCAACCTTCCAAGCAACAGTAGCAGGTGGCGGTGCAGTATTTACCCCTGTTTATTCAGACGGCACTTTATGGAAGGTGGGATAATGGAACTCTACATCCTAGCAACCATCCACGCATTACTCCAACTATTTGATTGGTACTCAACCTCTGTGATTTTAAAAGCAGGTGGCATAGAGGAAAACTCAGTCATGAAGTTTTTATTTAAATACCTAAACATCGACCTAGCAATGGGCATCAAAGCACTCTTATTTACAGTATTAGGTTATTTAGTGGGTCAAGTCCACATAGCCCTTTTACTTGTTTTGATTGCAAGACTAGGTTGGGTTGCATACCATAATTGGAAGTCACTATGAGCATAACAGCAAATTACCCGAACCTTCGCCCAAGCCTTCTCCTAGACTTTGCTAACTCACAACAGTTAGATCAACGCATTACTTTCAGCCGAAGCACTACTGCACCTTACTATGATGGTAAGACAAGTGTGTTGGCAGAGCAGAATTTGTTGTTACAGAGTGATAATTTACTTACAGGATGGGCAACAATTAATTGCACTACAACAGGAGGTCAAACAGACCCAATTGGTGGAGCAACAGCATTTAAGTTGGTTTGCACAAATGGTGGTAATGAAGGAACATATAATAGTAGTGGTGGCACAACAACCACAGGGTTTACATACACTTTTTCGGGGTGGTTTAGAGCTGATTCAGCAGTAACACTAAATATTAATAATACTAGTAATGGTGGTGGTGGGAATTTATCATTAACAACTTCATGGCAATATCTTTCTATAAATGCTTTTACTGTAACTTCAACAGGTGGGCTTTGGATAAAACCAACAAGCACAGTAGCAGTTTATGTATGGCATCCACAATTAGAAATTAGAAATACACCAACTGCCTACAACGCAACAACTACCACAGCCCTAACCAACTATATTCCTGTTCTTTTAACTGCACCGATTAACAGTCCAAGATTTGACTTTAATCCAACAACAGGGGAATCGCTTGGATTGTTGATTGAGCAGAATAGTACAAACACATTGCTAAATAGTTCAACTTTTGGTGGGTGGGTTACGGATGGTGCTGTAACATTATTAGCTCAAAATATTTTTATTGATGGCACTCAAACATTAAATATATTAGGACAAGGAACAGGGAACAATAGACTTTATCAATTTGATAATTCTGGCACATTAGGAAGTAAAACTTTTAGTTTTTATGCTAAACAATATACAGGTTCAACTGTAACATTTTCAGTAATTGGTGGGACTACCGCTACTGGAACAGTAACTTTTAATTTAAATACAGGAACAGCGTCAGGCGGTACAAACTACACAACTAACATGACTCTTGTTGGAAATGGTCTATACAGATGTTCTGTAACTATATCTGTAAGTGTGGCTAGTGGAAATTCAACTTATTTTATAATAGCAGCTCCAACTAATCAAATATTTATTGGTGGTTTTCAATATGAAGCCCTAGCCTTCCCAACAAGTTATATACCCACAACCTCTGCTCAAGTAACAAGGGCTGCGGATGTTGCACAAATGACGGGAACTAATTTTTCTAGTTGGTATAATCAAAATCAAGGAACTTTGTATAGCGAAGTTTCCGTTTACAATACTTCTGCTGCTGCTATGTGTGTAGCAACTCTGTCAGACGGAACTACTAATAATAGAATGGAATTAAGACCTGTATCAGCAGCTGGAAGCGTAAATTCAAGATTATTTGTTGTAACATCTAATTCGGCTCAAGCAGATATCCAAACAACAGTTGTTAATGTATTTCAAAAAATAAGTGCAATAATTCAATCATCTAATTTTATTTTATCAGTTGCTGGTGCAAGTGGAACTGCTGTTACTACAGGTCAAATTCCATCAGTAAATCAATTAACCATCGGTAATAGTCCTGCTACCTTGCCTTTAAACGGAAGAATAAAAAAACTGGCTTATTATTCTCAGGTAGTTACACAAACACAAAATCAATCCCTAACAGGAAGCTAATTATGCAAGACTTATGCCTATCATTCACAGACGAAGCCGAATCATTACCGATTCTTTATACCATCATC